CTTCCTGCTGTCTGTTTTACCATTGATATTCACTCCTAAAATTCGTTTATAAAATAGTTATTTTAAAATTATTTAAATCAAAGCGACTGCATCTTCTGCAATCTGTTCGGGTGTGAGGCGGTTTTCTTTGAGGACATCGGCAGGATTATATCTGTCAAGGAATTCCTTTTTAAGACCGAAATTGATAACCTTTACATCTGACGGACCGTAGAAACGGGCAATCTTCTCACCAAAACCTCCGTCAAGCACTCCGTCTTCAAGTGTTACAACAACATCATGGTCTTTCTTGAGGCTTTCAAGAAGTTCTGTGTCAGCGCCTGTAATGTAGTAAGGATTGATAAGAGTAGGCGCTGTGCCTGTTTTTTCTTCAATAAGCTTTGCAGCCTGTTCGCCCATTCCATAGAATGAACCGAGTGCGATTACGGCAATCTTACCGCCCTGCTGAGCAACTTCATATTTATTAAGTTCTGCAAAATTCTTTGTGCAAGGCTTGCCTGTTGAAACAAGTTCTGCAACAGGAACACGAATTGCAACAGGG